GATTATGACAATGAACTTGGTAACATGATATTTCCTGAGGATACGGTACCTGTAGGTGCATTTAGTGGACTATATAAAGTTATAGAAATTGAAAACATTGTGCGACAAAATCAATTCACACAACGTCTTAAATTATTAAGAAGAAGAAATCAACCAGAAGATTTGGGTGTTGATGGTGCAGCGAATTCTAATAAAGTTGTTGAAGCACAAACAAGCCAAAAAATGCCGTCGCCATATAAGGACATTTAATTATGGATAACAAAAAGAATATGACTCCGGAACTTACTAGAACACCTGATTCTGGTGCAGAAATATCTCGTAGTGGTCCATATATTGGAAGAGTTGTAAAACACACTGATCCTTATTATCTTGGTGGGTTAGAAGTTGAACTTCTTAAAATGACTGAAGCAGGCAACCAAGGCGAAACATTAGGACAAACTGCAATTGTTTATTATGCAAGTCCTTTTTATGGTGTTACTGGAGCCCAACACTTAGGAAAAAATGACAGCTATTCAAATACACAAAAAAGTTACGGGTGGTGGGCAGTTCCACCTGATCCAGGCACACTTGTTTTGTGTACATTTGTTGAAGGTAGCAGAGAATTTGGTTATTGGTTTGGTTGTGTACCTGAAGTTGGCATGACATTTATGCTGCCGAGCGGGCAAGCAAGTACAGAACAATTAAGTGGTCCTGTTCCTAGTGAGTTAAAAGGAAAAAGACTTCCTGCAGGTGAGTACAACAAAAAAATTACCAAGCCTCAAACTAATAATGTCGTAAAATACAAAAGACCGGTAAATGAAGATTTAGTTTCTGCATTAACTGAACAAGGTTTAGTTGAAGATGATATACGTGGTATTACCACAACAAGTGCTCAACGTGAATTTCCAAGTGCAGTTTACGGTTTTAGTTCTCCTGGTCCAATAGACAAACGTGGTGGATCACCTCAAGGTGAAATTGGTTTAAAAGAAAGCAGAGCAACCGTACATGTTAACAGACTAGGAAGTAGTAGTATTGTAATTGATGATGGCGATGACAAATTAATTAGAGAAGGATCACCAGCAGATACACCTTACAAATACAAGAACAAAGAAGCTAGTGAAAAAGGCGGCGATGTAACTAGACCTGCAAACGAAATGATTAAACTTCGTACAAGAACAGGTGCTCAAATAATGATGAACACTAGTGAAGATTTAATATACATCAATAATAGTAGAGGCACAGCATGGATTGAAATGTCAAGCAATGGTAAGATTGATATTTACGCTCAAGATAGTATTAGTATTCATAGTGAAAATGATTTAAATTTTGTTGCTGATAGAGATATTAATTTTGAAGCAGGCAGAAATATCAACTTTAATGCTGTATCTAACATATATCAAACAGCAGCAGTAAACTGGGAAGTTAAAGTAGGAGTTGATGGAAAAATAACAACTAACAACTTTCTTGAAACAACAGCAGTTGATACAAAAATTACAAGTACTGGCAAGAGTCATATTAGTAGTAGTAGCGGACATTACGAAACTGCGGCTGTTATTCATATGAATGGACCCGAAGCTGAAACAGCAACCGCTGCAATTAAAGCAAAATTTCCGCAGCGTGTGCCACAGCACGAACCTTGGGATGGACATGAAAATTGGAATCCGCCTGAAACTGCACCAGATAAAACTGAAGCAGTTGAAGAAAGTCAAGATATTCATATGGAAGGTAGACCTGTACACACTGATAGAACGCCATTAAACGAGCTAGAATAAATATTATGAGGGTAACAACATGGCAACATTTCCAGTTAAAAAAGGCAGCTTAGGACGTATTGATAGCACTATTAGACAAAGTGCATTTGGACTTGCAAATAGACAAGTAGATGCTGCTATTGGCAATATAACACAAGGAAATATTGCAGCAGCAGGTGCATTAACTGGTGCTGTAGGTGCTCTTGCAACAGGGGGCAGTTTAAAAGGTGCATTAGAAGGTGCAGTAAGTGGTGCAGCAAATGCATTAATTGGTAATGCTGTAGGACAATTACAAGGTGCACTTTCGCAATTACCTAATTTACCGGGATTACCTAATTTACAAGGCGTTCTAGGAGAAGCATTTGGTAGTTTTGGAGGTGTCGGCGGTGCTGGTGGTGTAACTTTTAGTGGCACAAGTCCAGCAAGCAATTATGCACCTCAACGTACAAGTATAGTTGATCCAGCAGGAGAAGCTGTTGAAATAACAATTGATAGTTTTTTGCAAGGTGTGCAAGGAAGTTTGTCTAGTATAGGCGGAGGCAATATATTTGGTGCTATGTTAGGTGGTGCTTTAGGTGGATTACTAAACAGCACAGGACTTACAGGATCATTAGCTAGTATTGGAGGTGCTTTTGGCGGTGCGCTAAATGGAGCACTAGGAGGTTTAAGTAATGCATTAGGACAAGCAGCTGGCGGTCTTGCACAAGGAATTGGAAAGGCAATATCGTCTATACCAGGTGTAGGCCCAGTTTTTGGACAATTTACCAGAGATGTTGGTGGATTAGTTTCAAACATTAATGGTGCTATTAATAGATTGCCAGCAGATCAAAAAGCATTAATGCAGGCCGCAGCAGTTGGTGTGGGCGCTAATTTAGTTAATAGAGCAATAAGATCAAAGCCAAACATTTCTGCTGTAGATGCTGTTGCAATAGCAGCAAATTTAGAGTTTGACGAACATCCAGCAGTGGCGTGTAAAAATGTATCTGATCGTGCAAGAGAATTGCACACTTTGTGTAATCCAACTATAAACGATCCTTTATTTGACAAATTGTATTCGAGTGCAAGAGAAGCAGCTATCGAATTTGATAAAGAAATCATAAGAAAATCTAATGGTAGATACGGTTTGCGTAAGCAAACTACAAATGAAAGAATAGAACAAGTACGCAAAGTAATTAATGGATCTGTGTTCTTAATAACGGAATAAATACGTTATGGCTACAAGTGAAAAACCCTTATACAAAAATATTACCATTGAAGGAAAGAAAGATTCTATTCCTGCAAGTAAAACCTATCGAGGTATTAGCACGGTAGCTAATTCAAAAAACTTTAATTTATATGATATTGCAATTATTAAACAAGATATTATAAATCATTTCCATATTCGTCAAGGAGAAAAGTTAGAAAATCCTAAATTTGGAACAATTATTTGGGATATACTTTTTGAACCGTTTACAGAAGATGTAAAACAAGCAATTATTAAAAATGTCACAGAAATAATAAATTATGATCCTCGTGTTAATGTTAAAGATATTATTATTGATACATACGAAAGTGGTATTCAAATTGATTGTAGTATTACATATTTGCCATACAGCATTACAGAAACATTACGATTAAGATTTGATCAAAACAACGGTTTAATTTAAACTACGCACTTTATCATATCAGGTAAATATACTATACAGCGAGGATAAGTGCAAATGTCAACAACCGACAGGCAAAATAGATTACTTCTGGCAGAAGATTGGAAAACAATTTACCAGAGTTTTAGATATGCAGATTTCCAAAGTTATGACTTTGATAATTTGCGTAGAACAATGATTAATTACATTAGGGAAAATTATCCTGAAGATTTCAATGATTATATTGAAAGTTCGGAATATCTTGCCTTAATCGATTTGATTGCATTTTTAGGTCAAAACCTTGCTTTCCGTACAGACTTAAATGCAAGAGAAAACTATATCGAACTTGCAGATAGAAGAGAAAGTATTTTACGTTTAGCAAGATTAATTAGTTATAATTCTAATCGTAATATTGCTGCTAGTGGCTTGTTAAAATTTGAAACAATAAGCACCACAGAAGATATTGTAGACAGCAATGGAAATAATCTTGCCAACCAAAGTATTATTTGGAATGACAATACCAATCCTAATTGGTATGAGCAATTTGTTAAAATATTAAATGCTGCATTACCTGCTAATAATGTTTTTGGTAGACCAGTTAGTAAAATGCAAATTGATGGTGTTAGTACAGAACAATACAGATTTAATAGTAATAATACCGATGTTCCAGTATACAGCTTTAGTAAGTTAGTAAGCGGAACAACAAAAAGATTTGAAATTGTTAGCACAGGTATTGATGACGATACATCTAGTATTGTTGAAGAAGCACCCTATCCTGGTAATAGATTAGGATTTTTATATCGTGACAACGGACAAGGTGCAGGCAGCTCAAATAGTGGTTTCTTTGTTCATTTTAGACAAGGTACATTAAATAATACAACTTTTGCTGTAAGTAATTCAACACCTAACACAATTATTAATATTGATGCTGATAATATTAACAATGATGATATTTGGCTTTACAAATTAGATAGTAACGAAACAGAATCAGACCTTTGGAATAAAGTTTCAAATACCGAAGGCAATAATATTATATACAATAGTATATCAAAAGGTATACGTTCAATCTATAGTGTTTTAAGTAGAGTTAACAATCGTATTAGTTTAATTTTTAGTGATGGCACGTTTGGAGAATTACCAAAAGGAAAATTTAAAGCATACTATCGTCAAAGTGAAAACGAAAGTTACAAAATTTTACCAAGTGATTTAATTGGTATTAATTTGCAAATTCCATATTTAAGTAAAAACGGTACACAAGAAACTTTAAACATTATTTTAGAATTAAAATCAGTTGTTGAAAATGCAGATGCAGAAGAGTCAAACGAAAGCATTAAAATAAATGCTCCTAGTAATTATTACACTCAAAATAGATTAATTACAGCAGAAGATTATAATGTTGGTCCTTTAAGTGTAAGCCAACAAATTATTAAAGCAAAAAGTGTGAACAGAACTAGTAGCGGTATTAGTCGATATTACGATTTGAAAGATGCTACTGGAAAATATAGTAACACATTGATGTTTGGTGATGACGGAAGTTTGTATAAAGAAAACATAGATTCAAAAGATAGTTTTGAATTTACAAATAGAACTGATATTGAAGGTGTAATATATAATCAAATAGTACCTATTATCAAAAATACATATGTGAAAAACTTTTACTTTGATAATTTTGATAGAAACAAAAGTATACAAGATTTAGGGTACTCGTGGTCGTCTTCTTCAAATGAAACAAATAGAGGTACTGGCAAATTTATTGATCAGTTTGACATTTCAGTACAAGTATCAACATTTACATCAGGAATAATGAAATTTGTAGAAAAAGATTCTTTAATTAAATTTTTACCTCCCGCAAATCAATATTTTGACAAATACAATAATTTAAAAACAGGAACACCGTCGGTGCTTGGCGATAAAAATTATATTTGGGCAAAAGTTGTTTCTATTACAGAAGATGGAACAGGTGCAGACGAAAACGGATTAGGACCGATTGTGTTTAATGAAAAA